CGCGCACCATCGCCGCGAGCACCCTCACGGCCAGCATGCCCCTCGACCCCGACTACGACTACGCCGTGGTGAGTGGCCACTGGTACTACACGGTACCGGACGCCACGGGGGCCGAGGTCGAAGGTTTCCGGAACACGATCCGCGGTCGGTCTTGGTCGCCAAGTTTGGACTACGTCCTGACCACGGACTATGTCGTGCCGGGAAGCAACTGGATTTCTTTCAACGTGTTGCCGTTCGCCGTGCAGATCCCAGTGATCGAAACGGCGACGTATAGAGCCCTTGAGATCCACGTCCTACGGACATCCGAAAATCTCAACTGGTCCATCACGCATCGAGGTGTTCAGCTACGCCTGCAAGACCTGAGGAAATGACATGACGATTGACGCGGTGCGATTCGCGGGCCTGATGGTCAGCGACGGTGGCTATGACGCGAGCGGGGCCGAGCCTGTCTGGCGCTACACGGTCACGCTCAGTCTGCGACTGCAGGCGCTCGTCGAGGGGCATCTGCACGATGTGACAGGCGAGGCGCTAGCCATCGCTGGCGCGCGGGGCTGGACGGGGCGGGCCGTGGCGTACCTGTCGCTGCCGGCGGGTGCTCTGGGCGCGGCGCCGGACGAGACGCAGATCGGCCCACTGGCGCTGGCGGAGGTAGCGGGCCTGCTAGCGGCGGCGCGGGCGGCGTGGGTGGGCGCGGAGATCCCCGCCGAGCTGGTGCTGGTGCCGGCGCCGGTGGAGGAGTCGGAGGTGCCGGCATGAGTGCTATCGCCGAACAGGCGGTGCGCGCGGTCTCCGACCAGCGGTTCGAGGATCGGCCGGGCTGGTGCCAGAAGTGGGTGCGGCAGGTCGTCGAGGCGGTGGCCGGCCAGCGATTCGCCGCGATGATGAAGAGCTCGGCGCGCGAGAGCGGGCTAGCCGCGCAGCGGCTGGGGTGGACGGTGGCGGGTCCCCCGCGGCCGGGCGACCTGCTGTACAAGATCGACGGCTCGGGCGGCTTTGGCCACGTGGGGATCATGGTCCAGAGCGGCAAGATCGCCGAGAACTCGAGCACCAAGATCGGCCGGATCCGCGGCGCGGTGGGCTACCGGACCCAGGCGCAGTTTGGACCGTACGACCTGATTGTGCGGCTACCCGTCCGGTCGCCCAGTGAGCAGGCGGTGGCGACCGCGTGGCCAGAGGTCGCCACGGCGCTGCGTGCGATCTACGACGTGGTCGGGCGGCTGCCCGAGCCGGCGCGGACGACGCTGCGCGCCGCGCTGAACGCGTTGCGGGCGGCATTCACGAAGGCCGGCGCGCCGCCGGCGGAATAGGAGCCATTATGCCCGCTGACCTGATCGAGCGCGTGCTGGCGAATCCGCTGCTGCCGACGAGTCGGTGGCAGAGCCGGTGCGCGATCTGCCGGCTGCTCAATGACGCGCCGGAGGCCTATAGCTGGGTGACGCGGGCGCTGATGGGGATGGACGATGACGACCCGACGACGCCGCCGCTGACGCAAGTCCAGATCGCCGAGGGGGTGTCGGCGATGACGGGGCTGCGGATCACCCAGGGGCAGGTCAGCACGCACAAGCGGCGGCACTTCGACCCCACCCTGGCAGACGCGCTGGAGTCGTTCGTCGGTTCGGCGGCGATGGTGCAGGCGCTGGGCGGGATGCCGAGCGGCGAGCTGGCGGTAGCGCACGCGAAGATGGCGATCACGCGGTTGTCGCTGAAGCTTCAGGAGGCGGGCGACGCGCGCGAGGCGGCGGCGCTAGGCAATGCCGTGGCGGCGCTGAGCCGGATCCTGGTGCAGAGCGATACGGCGAGCGCGCAGGCGGTGCTGGCGCAGCATGAGGCGCAGGCGGCGGAGCTGCGGGCGGCGCAGGCCAGCGGCGAGTACGCGGAGGCGTTCGCGGGCTGGGTGCGGCAGCACTACCCGGATCTGGAGCCGCTGCTGGCGGACCCGGCGCGGCTGCGGGCGGCGTTGGACGCGGCGGGGGCGGGGGCTGATTCGCGGACAGATATGTCCGCGCCACATGGGACTGCCGGGCCAGAGGGGCCGGTGGCTGGGGCTGAGGAGGGCGGCGAGTAGATGGCGCGCCGAGCCCAGCCGGACCTGATCGCGGAGCTGCCCGCGAGCCTCTTCGCGGACCGCGAGGCGGCGCGGCGGGCGGCGGCGCGGGTCGAGTGGCGGTTTGATCTGCACGCGGGACAGAGGCCGATCGTGGCGGACCGGCACCGGTTCCGCACGGTGGCCAACGGGCGGCGCTGGGGCAAGTCGTTCATGGCGAGCTGGGAGGCGGTCGAGAAGGCGAACGCGGCGCGGAGGACGGTGCTGTTGGCCGCGCCGACCTACAAAACGGCCAAGAACGGCACCTGGGCGCACCTGATCAGCAATCTGCCGGCGCAGTATCGCAAGGTGCACGCGGGCGACATGGTGATCGAGCTGACCGGCGGCGGCCGGGTGCAGGTGGGCAGCCTGGATCAGCCGGACAATCTGCGCGGACTGGGCGCGGACCTGACTGGGATCATCGTCGACGAGGCGGCGTTCGTGCCCGACTATGCGGTGCTGAACGTGCTGCGGCCGATGCTGATGGATAACAACGGCTGGCTGCTAGCGATCTCGACCCCGAAGGGGCGAATCGGGTGGTTCTACAACTACTGGATGCGTGGCCAGAGCGATGACCCGCAGGATCGCGCCTATGCCTCGTGGCAGGCGCCGACCTGGACCAACCCCACCCTGCGGAACCTCGACGAGGAGATCGACGACCTGCGGTCGAGCCTGCCGAGCAATATCTTCGACCAGGAGATCGGCGCGCAGTTTGTCGATGACGCGGCGGCGGTGTTCCGCAACGTGCAGCTCGCCGAGCTCGCGCCGGTGCCGGACGGCGACGGGATGCCGAAGCCGAGGCCGGGCTGGGAGTACTACGCGGGGGTGGACTTCGCGCGGACCGGGCGGGACTGGTCGGTGGTGACCGTCCTGGGCCGCCCGCGGACCGGCGGCGACCTGCAGGTAGCCTGGATGGACCGGTGGGGCCGGTTGCCGGACCTGGAGCAGGTCGGGCGGTTGGCTGGGACGCTGCAGCACTGGGCGCCGTGGAAGGTCCTGGCCGAGGAGAACTCGTTTGGCGGGGTCTATGTGTCCTGGATGGCGGATCGCTACAGGATCCTGGTCGAGACGTTCACGACGACGGCGGCCAGCAAGGGGCCGCTGATCACGCAGGCCGCGGCCGCGTTCGAGTTTGGGCGGATCGACATCTGGCCGCAGACGCACCCGCTGGGCCGGGTGCTGGTCAATGAATTGTTGAGCTACCAGCGGACGCAGACGGCGAGCGGAAACTACCAGTACAGCGCGCCGGAAGGTTTCCACGATGACTGCGTGATGTCGCTCTGCCTGGCGATCCGGGCGGCGGAGGGGACGCCGTGGGAGGGTGAGCGGGCGGGGCGGCTGGAGGGCGATTGGCGCGACTACATGGCCGAGCAGCGGGGACCGCGGTTCCCGCGTAGCCTGCTGCCCTGGGGCTGGGGAGGACGGGGGCGGCGTGGCTGAGCGACGACCAGCGACCAGCCGCCAGGCGGAACCTCGGCGCGGGCGACCGAGCCGGCCGCTCTTGGTGCGTGATTTCGGTGTACCGCCGTTCACGACGCTGGACGCGCGGCGGGCGGCGGCGTTGACGGGGTCGGTGGTGTTGGCCGATCTGCCGGGCGATCCGCGTCCGTGGCAGCGGCTGCATGAGGTGGCGTGATGGGTATCTGGCGGTCGATCAAGCACACACTGAGCCGGAATCGGGCGCAGGTTTTCCGCGATAGCGTGAGCGCGGGGCAGGCGACGCGGGACGAGGTGCTGCGGCTGAGTCGGGCGGACCTGGAGGGCGAGCGGGGGGTGAGCGGGACGCTCTGGGCGGCGGCGCAGGACGGGCGCGGCGGCCTGCCGGTGGACCCGTACAACGATGCGCTTGATGGGGCGGACTGGTTCCGGGTGGTGGACCGGATGCGGCGCAGCGGGGGCGTGGTGCCGGCGGTCGAGCAAGTGCTGAAACTGCCGATCCTGAGCACCGAGTGGTCGGTGGAGGGCGAGAGCGACGAGCTGCGCGAGCTGGTGCGGTCCAACCTCCTCGATGATAGCGACGACGCGAGCATGAGCACGACCTGGGCGGACGTGCTGCGGCGGTCGGTGAACTGCGTGCTGTACGGGCTGTGGGCCTTTGAATTGGTGTGGAAAGAGGCGCGCGGGGCGCTGGTGCTGCGGCGCTTGGCGGACCGCCTGCCGCACACGATCACGGCCGTTGTGCCGGACGGCGACGGGGGGCTGGAGGGGGTTGTGCAGACGGCCGACGACCTGGAGGGCGAGGAGGTCAAGGTCGAGATCCCGATCTCGAAACTTCTGCTGCTGCCGTGGCAGATGGAGGGCGACAACTGGCACGGGCTGAGCATCTTGCGGGGTGCCTACAAGCACTGGCAGATCGCCGACATCTGCTACAGCCTGGCGAACACGGGGTTGAGCCACAACCTGAACAACGTGCCGCTGGGCACGGTACCGGCGGAGACGCGGGCGGAGGAGCGGCAGGCGTTTCTCGACTTGTTGAGCAGCGCGCAGCAGGGCGAGGCGGCGGCGCTGATCAAGCCGGCGGGCTATGAGGTCGAACAGCTTTTCACGGGGGCGACGGCGGACTATCTGCTGCCGTACATCCAGCATCACGAGCAGTGGATCGCGCGGGTCGCGTTGGCCGACTTCCTGCAACTTGGCGAGAGCGCGCGGACGTTTGGCGCGGAGAAGATCAGGCTGTTCTTGGCGTCGTTGGAGGCGGTGGCGAGCCATATCGAGAGCCTATTCAACCGCCACCTGATCCGGCGCATGGTGCTGCTGAATGCACCGACGGCGGAGGGCGCGGACCTGCCACGGCTGGTGCATCAGCCGCCGGGCCGGGGCATGGACCTGGAGGCGCTGGGCAGGTTCCTGGAGACGCTGACGACGGGCCAGTGGGTGGCGCCGGACCCGAGCGGGGCGGACGAGGACTATTGGCGGGCGATGCTGGGGCTGCCGGAGCGAGCCGCGCCACCAGCGCCGGTTGGCGTTGGGAGTTCGCCCGCGGGGGCGGGCGAACTCCTGTCCGCGTCGACGTCTTCTGGAAGCGGCGAGGCCGCACCAGCGGTAGCTGGCGCAACGCCACCATCGCCAGATGGTGGCGCAGCGCAGGAGTTCGCGGATCCGAGCGTGGGCGAGGTGGTGCGGGCGGTGCGGCGGGAGCAGGCGGAGCTGCTGGCGGACTGGGAGGCGCGGGCGGAGCGACACGCAGAATCGATTCTGCGGGCCTTGTTGGAGCAGATCGGCCAATCCCTCGCGAGCGGCGACGCGAGCCGTCTGGGGGCCGTCAGCGCGCCGGACGGGCTAGTCGTGGCCTGGGGCGAGGACATCGCGCTGTGGCTGGGGGCGGTGCGGGTGCAGGCGCGGGTGGCGGCTGGGCTGCCCACCGCGCCAACCGCGGGCGCGGTTGGCGTTGGGGATTCGCCCGCGGGCGCGAGCGAACCCCTGATCACTGACGCTGACCGGGTGCGGGGGCTGGTGACCGCGCGGCACCTGGCCGAGGCGGCGCAGTTCGAGGTGGTGCAGGCGGCGCTGGACGGGGCGAGCGCGGAGCAGATCGCCCAGCGCTACGTGGCGGTAGTCAACCGGCGGCTGGCGGTGGACCTGGACGAGGCGGCGGCCGAGATTGTGGAGGGCTTGGATGCGACGGTCTAGCTGGTGGCGATTTGGGGCGCGATCCGCGGCGGCGCCGGCGGTCGCTGGCGAGCTGCCCGAGGAGCCGGGCGCGGAGGAGCTACCGGCGATCGTGGCGGTGCAGGTGGTGGTGACCGTGCCGCGGATCTGGCAGTGGCCGCGGGCGGCGAGGATGGCTAGCTGCAAGGTCTGGATGCAGTTTCACGATGGCGACTGACCGGAGCGACTGGCCGAAGAAGGTCGAGATGGCGGGCCAGATCCTGGTCACGCAGACGGCCAACGAGGAGCGGCTGAGCGCGCCGGGGCTGGGCGGTAGTCAGCGCGTGGCATTCTCGGCGGTGGGCGACAACTGCGAGCTGTGCGCGAGCTTGGACGGGAAGGTCTTCATGGCCGACTCGGACCTGGCGCGGCGGTACAACCCGCCGTTGCACCCGAACTGCAACTGCTTGTGGGTTGAGGTGGGCGACGACGAGCCGTGGGACGAGGCGGACCAAGACTACATGACCGCCGAATACGAGAAGGAGCTGGCGGGGCGGGAGCTGCTGGGGAAGGCGACCTGGATCGACGCGGCGCCGGGCGAAGGCAAGTACGAGGTGTTGCGGGTGCCGGCGGCGCCTCGGGGGCGTGACTTCACGTTCCGGCGGGAGCTGGACCCGAAGACGGGCGAGATGCGGAGCCGGCTGACCTGGCACCGGGAGCGGTACGAGCTGCCGGGGTTGGACGCGCGGACGATTGTTGACGGCGTGGCGGACGTGGGCGAGCGGTGGCGGCCGCTGGGGGGTGGCGGGGGTGCGAGCGTGCCGCCGGTGCCGCCGAGCGGTGGGCCGCCGGCGGGGCCAGCACCGACGGCGGCGGCGCGGCCGGTTGATGGGCCGATTACGTCGCTACGTGGGGCCGAGGTTGAGCGGGCGATTGGTGAGGCGGTGCGGGCGGTGGAGATGCCTTCGCCGGGGGCGGTGGTCGAGCGAACGCAGGCTCAGGCTGCAAGACTACCGGCACCATCACTATCGGCTCAACCAGAGAAGCGCCACCCCGTTGTCACGGTGCTGGGCCGAAAGACGACAGATGCGACGAATTCAGTTGGAGAAGCTCCGCCGTGGATTCGTCAGCGGCACATGAACCGCGACCTAACCCATGCCGCGCAGCCGATGACGGGTCGCCCGACGCGTCCAGCAACTTTCAGGGAGCTACAGGAAGGCATCGAGCGGATCGCCCGTGAGAGTGAGGATCAGTTCCTGGCTGCGAGTGCGGCACAACGGCGAGTAGCGCTACAGTTGCAGGAAGCTCGAAGGCAACGCGCAGGATGGCGCGAACGCCGTCGGCTGACAAACGAGCTCAAACGCCGAACTGGAGCGGTCGATGTTCTGCGTCGTGAACGAACTGCGCGGTGCCTCGATGAACTGTTCCTGCTTAGTGACGACAAAGCTGCGCAACTGCACGTTGACCGAGGCCCGCTACTCTGGTCGAACCAAGCTGTCGACCGCGGACTTGACCTTTTCCGGCGTTTGATTCGTCGTGGAAGTCCACTAGAGAGAGTCAACCTACGAATGCGCGCGCAGAACCCGCTGCATCACAGATCAAGCTATTTCAAGCAAACGATTCGGATCGCATGGGGTAGCAGCATGGACGAAGTGGTACATGAACTGGGGCACGCTCTCGAGGAGAGCCACCCGGAAATCCTGGCGCGCGCATTACGGTTTCGTTCTGACCGAACCGAGGGCTACGAACGCCGCCGTCTGCGCGACGATCACCCTGATCGTGGGTATGGACCCAGGGAGTTCTACTTCCCGGATCGGTGGTTCAACGACTATTGCGGCAGGGACTACGGGGACGAGGCCACGGAGATCGTGTCAATGGGCCTCCAGGAGTTGCTACGTGACCCGATTGGTTTTACCCGCGGCGAGCCTGATTACGTCGCGTTACTATGGGGTATCATTACGATGTGAGGCACCCATGCTGTTCGGTAAGTTTGGCGACCGTCAACGCATTGCGATCGTGAAAGATGGACGTCGCGCGACGATTGAGCGACTGCGCTGGCGCGGCAATCCCGATCTGGCTAGCGCGGCAGAGGCCTTCGCGGGTCTCTGCGAAATCGAACAGCACCACGGCGACCGCGATTTCTATCTTGCCCATTTCGTGGCCGGGTGGCTTGACGCCGAGGTTGTTGTGCCTCCCGGCTATGAAGAAGCCCGCGAGCGCTTAGCTCCACGGCCCGGCGAACTTGAGTAGGCTTCGTCACCGACTGTTTCTTCGAGACCGGCCCGTTGAAGGACCTCCGCCGCATAGGACGAACCTAGCTCATGGAGCCGGCCATGCGTCGCTGGTGGGTTTGCGTTGCGCTGGGGGCCGTTCTCGTAGGGTGCGAAGGACCCCAGCCGTCGTTGCCGCCGCCGTCGGCGCTGGGGGCACCGGTCTGGACCCAGCCGCCGGCCGCTCCTCCTCCGCTTGAGCCACAGCCGCTCGGCGAGTTCATCGCGCCGGCACCAGCGGCACAGCCCGCACCACCGCCAGCGGCCGAGCCCGTGCCGCTGTTCTCGAGTCCGTCGGTCGTGGCCACGTCGCCGGCGCCGGCGGCGGCGACCGGGACGGTGTACGTGACCAAGACGGGCTCGAAGTACCACCGGTTCGACTGTCAGTACCTGCGGAAGAGCAGCAAGGCCATGAGCCGGGGCGCGGCGCGGCGCGCAGGGTATGAGCCGTGCAAGGTTTGCGGGGGCGGCTAGCGGGCTGTGACGCGCCAGGCCCGGCACCTCGGGGTGCCGGGCCTGGGTTGGTTGGGGGATTGGCCGCGGTTAGATCAGGTAGCAGCCGGTCTTGGTGAGGTAGTCGAGGAGGATCCCGACGTCGGTGCCGTCGATCTCGCGGCAGGCGGTGATCCAGCGGCCGTCGTAGGTCTGCGCGTCGATGGCCCAGGCGCCGGCGGACCAGCGGACCACGAGGCGGGTCTCGGGGCCGGTGGGGACGCGGGCCGAGAGCCATTCGGCGGCGGGCGCGTGGCGGGCCTCCTCGATCTGGGCGACCGTGGCCTCGAAGGCCCAGGACGCGCCGAGGTGGAACAGGGGCAGGCCGGCCTCGCGGACGCGGGTGTAGAGGTACTGATCGAACATCCTGGCTTCTCCTATCCGCCGGCGGCCGCCGTCCACGGGTGCCGGCTGACAGGAGCATAGCGGGGTGTCGTCGGGTGTCGAGAGGAGCCACCAGCGCGGGGCGCTGGTGGCTTTGGGCGTTGCTGCGCAACGCCGGAGAGTCGGCTTGAGACCGTGGTTTGTGAGGAGTCGGATCGGTGCCGTTAGGCGTCTAGGCCGGCGCGAAGGTGTTCGCGGAGGAGGCTAGTGACGCGGGCGCGCTGCTTGCCGCTGAGGGCCATGAACGCGCGGCGCGGGAGGCGTGAGCCGCGGGGGCGGCGGCTCTCGTGGTAGATGGCGTAGTCGTTCTCGATGGTCATCGTGAGCGAGGTCGCGGTGGTCGTGGTGGTGGGGTTCGTCGCGGCCTCCAGCAGAGCGCCGGTGCGTTGCAGGATCTGCTGTCGCAGGGGATTCTCTTTACGGTCGGCGCGCTTGGCCTTCCAGGCCGCGTAGTCGGCGGAGAGCGGCGCCCAGGCGGGCTGGCCGTCAGCGGCGCCTTCCGCAGCGAAGCGGGCAGCAATGGAGGCGCGGACCTCGGCGGCGATAGCGGCGAAGAGCGGCTCGAGGTCGTCGGCGTTGGCCATCGCGCCGTGGATAGCGCGGTTGAACTCCGTGTACCCGTCAATTTTCAGTCGCAGCTTGAATGCGTTGGCGGCCATATGCCTAGTGTACCCGACGGGCTAAGGTCGCGGACGCGCGGTACGGATCGCCCAGGCGAGCTGGCCGTTGGGTGATCACGGCGGGCGGAGAACTGGTGGACTTGTACTTTTCGCCGTGGTGGCTGGAGGACATCCTCGATGCGACGGTAGCGGGGCTATAGGGCCGCGGGGGCCCCGTGGTGGTGGGTCGGCCGATTTGGACGGGGCCGACCCACTGGGGCGCCCGCCGGAGAAGCCCCGCGGACGGGGGCTAGTGTAGCAGGGATTGGGGCGGAGCGGGCGAAGGCGGGACGAGGAGAGCGCGATGTCACGGAAAGAACCGCCGGAGCCGATGGGGTTTGACGAGGCGCTGGAGGCGATTCTGGCGGGCCTCGCGGAGTCCGAGCCGGAGCGGTCCGACGAGATGAGCGACCGGCAGTTCGCGGCGCTGGTCGCGGAACACGGGCGGGCGCTGGCGACCTGGACGCGGATCGCGGGGCTGGGGACGCGGCGGGAGCAGCGGGCGGCGATTGAGGCGTATATCCAGGACCTGAGCCGGCAGCGCGGGCCGGGCTGGTCGGAAATGCTGACCGTCTGCCGGCGGCTGTTGGGGGTGTTGCGGGCGGAGGTTGACAGCTAGGACGCGGGGTTGCGACCTGTGCGCCTTCGCTGGTAAACTCAATGGGGAGTCGACTCGTTATGCGCCCCGCTGATGACAGGCAAATTCGCAGTGCCCTTCACACCAACCTGGCTGCTGAACACGCCCAGGACGGCAGTTTGATCCTCGATGAACTAGGCATCTACGGTGGCGCAACCCGTGTTGACGTAGCCGTGATCAACGGCCGGTTTGGCGGCTACGAAATCAAGTCCGACCGCGACACGCTTGAGCGGTTGCCCACGCAGGCGGAATTGTACGGTCGCGTGTTTGACACAATGTCACTGGTCGCCGGACCGCGCCACATTGACCGTGCAGTGGACTTGCTGCCTGCCTGGTGGGGGGTAGTGCTTGCGGCACCAGGGGAGGACGGCGGAGCACTTCTGGAAACGATTCGTACACCTCAAGAGAACCGAGGCCAGGACCCGCAGACCCTAGCCTGGTGTCTGTGGCGCGCCGAACTCGCCGCGGTGCTCTCAGAACACGGCTATCGCGTCATGAGTCGGCATAGCCGACCTCACCTGGTGCGCATGGCCGCTGAGCTGTTTAGCCTCGACCACTTGCGTCGGATCGTGCGTGAGACGGTCAAAGCGCGTGGTGATTGGCGAGCTGCTCCCTAACTGTTTGCAGGTGATGGCTCGTGCCGATCTGACGCCAAGTCTGCGCATTTCCACACCCACCCGCACCGGTGGACTTCATGCTGATCACGGCATCGCCCCAGCTGTAGTCTTCACCGCGCCACTCGTCCTTTTGGACCAGTTCAGCGCAGATCTCGTAGAACTGGTCGTACCCTTGCCCGTTGGGGCCAGTCGTCGGATGACCGCGGTAGACCATGAAACTGTCATCAGTTGTGTAACGTAGTTGTGCCAGTATTGTTGCTCTGCTGCCGCTGAACAGTGCGGGGGAGTTGATGTTGTAGTCGCCGTAGACGAGTTCTCGCCGGTCCATCTCAGGACCCGCGTGGAACTGCTTCCACGCGCGCCATTCAACGCGCGGCAGCGTATGCCAGCCGATAGTTAGCGGTCCGAGGCCATCGGGCATGCTTGCCCCCACCAGCGCTATGCTGCGCCAGTTGCTAGCGCCGCCGGCGGCAGTTAGCATCCAGCGAGCATTTTGCAGCACGGCGCCGAGTGACTGTCCGTAGCAGGCTCCGAGGTCCAGGATGAGGTCGACTGAGACGCGATCACAGCCGCACATAAGGAGTAATGACTTGCAGGCGGAGCTGAGCTCTTCTGCGTTCTCACAATCGGCACCCGTGATTCGAAGCGCTAGGCCGTTTCCAAGAATGCCGACCGCTTGGGCACAGACGGAACGATGTTCGCTGGAGCGGAACGGGCCGCAGACTGGCAGCATAGTGTGCCCGAGAGCCTGCGCCGCGGCTGCGCTGGCGAGTAGCGGGTGGATGTCGAGCCCTGCGAAGCCGACTTGGTCCAGGTGGGCCACATCGAGCATGTAGGGCTGCTGCGCTGGCCATGTGTCTGGTAGACGGTCGGGCAACAGTTTATGGACCGCGGCCTGCTTGGGTGGTACATCCTCCCAGAGTGGCACGATTCCAGACACATCGCCATCCAGCACCTTGATGGCGTTCAATTCGGCTGTCTTGACCTTCATCACGGCCAGATAGTCACGTGCAGTGAGCATGGTCTTCTCCTCATGTTGGCGGACTCTACCTGATCTGGGCAGCCGGCGCAAGCGACCCGCTACCCGGCTCCGGCCTGCCCGGCGGGAATAGTTGTGTTAGGCCGGCGATTGACACACGGGGGCGGGTCCTCTAGACTAGAGATAGGCCGGTGACGGCCACAGGCTGTGCGAGACGAGTTATCGCAGGCGCGGCGCTCTTCGGAGCGTCGCGCCTGTTTCGTTTGGGCGGCCTGGACCGGAGCTAGCGCGTGCTACAGCCCTACATCACAGCGCAGGCGCCGACGGCGAGCGATGCCGCGGGCGGGTCCTCCCCTGCCCGCTCGCGGCAGCTGCTCGTGCCCACGGGGACGTGGGCGCATCCCGCGTATGGGCGGATCAGCATCGACGACGAGGCGATTCGGCGGTACGTGCAACACTATCGCGACGGGGTGCGGGTGCTGGGCGGGGCGGACGGCGCGGGGCGGCTGCCGGTGACGGTGGAGCATGACGCGGCGGCGGGCGCGGTCGGGTGGATCACGGATCTGGAGGCGAGCCCGGAGGGGCTGGTGGCCGAGATTGAGTGGACGCCGGGCGGCGCCGAGCAGTGGGCTAGCGGCGCGCGGCCGTACCTGAGCCCGGAGCTGCTACCGCGCTACACCGACCCACGGACCGGGCGGAGCTATGAGCGCGTGCTCAACGGCGCGAGTCTCGTGGTCCGGCCCTTCTTCAGTGAGTTGCCCCAGGTGGCGGTACAGAGCGCGGCGGACCCGGAGCCGATCGGGTTGATGGTGTTCAGCGATATCGAGAGGAGCCAGGAGGACGGCATGGAGGAACAGACGGGCCAGGCGGCCCTGGAGACGATGGCGGCGGAGGTCGTGGCCACGGCGCCGGCGTTGACCGAGGTGACAGCGGAGCCCACGGCGGCGAGCGCGGTCGCGGCGGACGAGGCCGACGATGAGACGGTCGAGTCTGGCGCACAGACGGCCGTGAGCCCGGTTGAAGCGCGGCTGGCCGAGATGGAGGCCGAGCTGGCGGCTCTGCGCCGCGAGAAGGCCGTGCAGGCGTTCAGCGACGCGCTGGAGGTGATGCGGTTTGGCGACGCGGCGGGCGTGCCGCTGCGGCTGGCGCCGGCGGGGCGGAGTGCTCTGGCCGAGGCGCTGGCGGACGTGCCGGCGGCGCTGGCGGACCGGCTGGTCGCGGCGCTGAG